TGGTTCGAAGCAAATTTGTTTGCAGTACTAGGTTGCATTCTAAGCCAAGCTCCGCAACGAAATGGCATATATTTCAGCAACATTGGAAGTAAATTAACCAATGTTATGAGGAAAAATGGATTTGGCGTAAAACTCAATAGTGAAATCTTCAAACCTATTCCTGATAAATTTAATACGGTTATACCTTATATTGCTGTTAAATGTAAATCAAATGATGATTTTACCTTACTGTTATCGGGATTATTAGAGAAGTTTGTATATGAAAAGATACTGAATCGTAGTGAAATGACGTTAGTCAAAGATAACACTAAAAAACAGATCGCATCATCGTTTGGTGAGATTTTTGTAAACTGTGTTCAGCATGGTGATAGTTTTGCAAAAATTTTTCTTTGTGGACAACTCTTCCCCAACCTAAAAAAGCTCAATATATGTATTGTCAATACGGGCAAAACGATATCAGATAACGTTGAAAGTCATTTTGCTCTTAAAAATATTTCTTTGGATTCGCTAAAATATCAGAATTATATTGATTGGGCTGTACAATATGGTAGCACGACAAAAGAATGTTCGACCGGCGGATTAGGATTATACGAAATAAGAAGTTTTATTCAAAAAAATCACGGTCAAATGCACATATGCTCTGGAAAAGAATATTGGCAGATTAACAATCAAGGAAACGTTATAACAAGTGAACTTAAATCAAATTTTTATGGTACAGTAGTTAATCTTGAATTTAATATTAATGATAGTACTGAATTTTCATGTGATAAAATTGATGTAAACAGCATATTATAACTTTGCGGGAGTGATAATTATATGAATGAAAATACGACAAATATCATCGTCAAGGACTATATTAATAAAACGCAAGCAATTACAACAGCTGATGCGGAAATAATTTTTAAAGTTATATCTTCTATCTTTGATAAATCGGAAAACGTGAAATTGGATTTTAGTGACTTAAATTTAGTGCTTTCTTGCTTTTTAAATAGAGCAGTGGGCGATCTATATGGAAAATATTCAAATGACTTTATTAAAGAACACCTAAGCTTTTCAAATGTTACTGATTCAGATGCTATTATTCTGAAGAACGTTGTAGATCGTGCAAAGGATTATTACAAAGATGAGGATAAAGCCAAAGAACGCCTAAAGGAAGCATTTAACGATGATTAATGTAATTAGAACCAAGGATATGAAAGTTTCTAGTAGCGATACTTTTATTTTTGACACAAATGTATTGCTAAGAATTTTCTATACAAATGGGTCATACATCGAAAAAGAGGTTAACTATTATAATGATTTGCTGGCTTCAATAATCACGGAAAATGCTCAAATTTTGTTACCAAGCTATATTTTTTCTGAGTTCACAACCGTTATGATTCACGAAGAATATAAAAGAATCAATAATCAAGACTATTTTAGTGAAAAAGAATTTAAAGATTCTGGCTTTAGGTTAAAGTCGGAATTTAATGACATTAAATCGGAAATTTCAGCGATATTTGCTAATCTCAATCATTGTTCAAATATAGTTGATGACAGTTTCAATTATGATGTATTAACCAGAGTTGTTAATAGGTTGCATTTTATGGATTTTACAGATTCATTAATCTGCACGCTTGCTGAATCAAATGATAATTGCTATATTGTAACTCATGATCATGATTTTTTCTCAACTCGTAGAAAAGATAATTATTCCGTTGTAACTTGTAATCAAAAATTGTTAGATGATTGGAAGCATTTAAAAATTACATAACACGCAAAAACAGCCGACAAGGAATAATCCCTGTCGGCTGTCTTACTACCTACTTGATTTTTATTTTCTGCCCCACATAAATGAGATTAGCGTTCTTGATACCATTGTTCTTGACCAACTTCGCAACAGTAGTCTTGTACCTCTTAGCGATAGCAGAGAGCGTATCACCACGCTTCACAGTGTACGTTACTGTCTTCTTGGTGGAGCTTGTAGTCGGCTTGCTAGTCGGTCTGATAGCCTGCTTCTTGAAGCCGTTCAGCCCTGCCGCCTTGATCTTCGCAGGATAGTCCACATAGCAGATATCCATATCAACATTGCCGCTGATACCGCTGACTCTTCCAGTGGAGCTGTACTGCCACATACCATGAGTGCCGCCGTAGTTGCAACGTGAGCCGTACTCAGCGACCCAAAGAGCATATCTCTTGGCAACAGAGGCAGATATGTACTGCTGTAAAGGTGAACGGCTGATATACAGTCCTGCCCAATAGCCTGCGTGTTCAAGTGCATTGCAGAAAGTCTTGACAAGCCTGTTGCAAAATGCTCTGCCCTTTGCGAACTGTGAACGCTCCTCGAGGTCGAAGTATATCGGAAACTCAAACGTCTTGCCCTTGATAGCGTTGATACAGGTCTGAGCCTCTGCCTTTGCGTCCTCGACGCTCGCTGCATAGCTGTACCAGTAAGCACCGACCTTTAGCCCTGCCGCCTTAGCTGCCTTGTAGTGGCTCTCGAAATATGGGTCTTTCTGATGTGCATACTTGCCGTAACCAGCACGAATGATAACATAGTCGATACCAGCCGCTTTTACCTTTTTGAAGTCAATGTTCTGCTGATACTGTGAAACGTCAATGCCCTTAAATATCTTTGCCATAAAATTACTTCCTTTCTAAATCATCAATCCTGTGATTAGCCACCTTGATTTTCTCGTCAATCAAAGCATAGTCCTGCTCCAGCTTGTAAGTCCGTGCAATAACGGAATTGTGCTTGTCCACACGCTCAGACAGCTTGTCTATCTTGTACTCGATAAGCTTTTGGCTATCATACTGTGCCTGTTGCATAGTCTTACGGCTGTTAGATGCTATGACGAGCTGACACACTACCGCCGAAGCAGCTGTTATCAGTGCAACAATAATTGCTTCCGTCATTCATCATCACCTGACCTTTTCTTTGCACTTTGCGTGCCGAAATAGAACGAGATCACCACAGTAAACACTGTGATGAACTGCTCTGCGGTTATGGTGCGGCGAAGTGCCAGCACGCAGAAAACCGCTGTAAGCAGTATCGTTACTATCGACTTCACATCAATCAGCTTCGCTAACTTCTGTTTCATGGTATACCTCCTTTGTGATTTCTTTGAACTGCTCCGGGCTAATAACGCCTGCCCCGACAAAATCTCTGACCTTTGCCAGCGAATACACGCCCAGATCATAGAAACGTTTAATAATGCTGTAATACATCACTCGCCCTCCTCGCCTATCAGCGTGCCTGTCATAGCGGCTGTGTATAGCACTTGTGCCATAATCTTGTCCTGCTCGGTCACTGTAGGTTTCTCAAAATCTTCTGTGGTCAGCCCTGCAGCTTTCAGCATTTCTTCTTGTAGCTCCGTCATGTTGTACCTCCTATCTCTGACAGCTTGACGATATATTCTTCTTCTGACGGCACTGGTATTTTGTAATTGTCACCATTGCTGTTTTTAAACGTTACGCTACCCCCTGCCTCTACCTCGATATTTCGCAGGAAATCATCGGGTATCATGGTTGAAATGTCGGTGACAATAGGGGTTTCCAATTCGTAATATAACATAACGCCCTGCATTGCCTGTTTAAATGCGGTGGCATCGGTGTAGGCGGTGTCTTTAATCTGAATTTGCGAAACTATGTCATCAACCCCGTCTATCGTGAGTGTTTTATCGACAAATACATTGGAACTTCTGGGAACTGTTCTATATTTACTGCACAATACATTATAAATGGTTGTTCCAAATACACCAAGATATTTAAAATTGAGAGGTCTCACATACCCATAGAAATGATTTCCAACACTGGAAGTCGTATTAATTTTCCAATCCAGCGTCCCCAAATCAACACTTTGTACACATTGATAATATTTTTTGTTCTCATAGTCCACATAGTTCCTTGCATTTCCTGCACTCCAGCCGTAGCCAGGCAGTGCTTTGATAGCTTCGGGAATTTGGCAGGCAGTCTGATAGAATGAGGAATAATCGGTAGCAGTATCACCCAATTCTAGCTGAACGTCATAGACCATGCCCAATATGGTACACAATGACACAAAATCAGTGTCGGCTACGAACGTAGCTACTGCCTGATATTCTGTGTTTGCCGCATAACCTACTTCTGACTTTATCAGCGAACTATCATGTGCGTATGATGTGTTTTTCCCTGTTTGTAGTGACCAACGCAAACCGCCTTGATTAGCTCCACTTGATTTTACTTTGAATGACAGCGTATATTTACTGCCGACAATAGTCGGAATATTTAAGACAGTTGTCGTCGCCCCCTTTGTGTAAATAACACCATTTTCAACCTTGCTTACATTCGCCCCATTATAGGTTTTGTCAGTATAGTCAAACAAATTCTTCCCCTGCTCCACGACCTCTGTCACCCCAGCACTAACAATTTCACCGTCAATGACCTCAGAATGACCGCCTATTGACTTCACGCTCATCAGCTTACCGCCCGTCGGCACAGTTTTCTGATACGCCGTTTCGCTGTCGGTTTCAAATTTGTGTGTGATACCCTGACCCATGTCATATAACGCATCCACACTACGTTGCAGTTCTTTATCCGTTAGCTTCACGTTAGCTATCTCAGCCGTATTCTCAGCTATCTTTGCAACAGCTGTTGTGTAGTCATCAGGCAAACTGTCAGCTATGGATTGTGCTGTCTGTGCGGCGGTTTCGGCGGCTACCCTGTCCTCTGCTACCTTAG